TGGTTTTGAGCGCAGCTCTCTTTTGTTGGCGGCGGTTTGGTCGGCCCTATCCACGATGGTTGGAATGGTCACCACGTGTGAGGACCATCATCGATGCCGGTCGTCTCCGGTATACTGAACGTGTTCATCCGTGGCTCACGTGGCCCAGCCGGTTTGTTGGGAAATGGTGGACAAAGTTTTGGATGTTCTTTTTTGATCATTGGGACACCATAACGTTCATCGGTGTTGCTCTTGGAGTGGCAGCTTGGTGCGAACATAAGTTTCGTGGGCGGAAGTTGACTGAGGCGTTTCGTGAGAGTCCTCTCCGAGCGTTTATGTCACTTTTTTCTGCGGGATTGAAGGTTGGTGCTGTGGTTGCTGGGTTCTCTGAGGCAGGAAAATACCTAACAGGCAAAGCGTTAGAGCAAACGAACTTGATCGCTGATCTTATTCGACTCTGTGGACAGGTCTTTGAGGGTGATGAAAAACCCGTTGATAAGGCCCCTCATTTGGACGATCCCGGACTTGCCGTCATTGAGGAAGAGTTGAAGAAGGATGAATCTTTTCTTGGCAACATCAAGAAAGTCTTGTCTGGTTTGAAAACAATTTTGAGTCGTCATTCCATCCGTTTGGCATGGTTTTTCTGTGCTGTTGCGTGTGGGATTTTGGCTTATCTTTGGTTTCACCAGCGTGAGGCTGTTGAGATGCTGTTCGAGATGCCTGGCCGTGGGAATCGCGGCAAGACTAAGGGTTCATTCAATTGGAAGAAGGCTACGCGCAAAAACCCACCAAAGAATGCTAAGAAGGTCAAGAAGTTCATCTTTTATGACCAGGCCGACATTGATGATCTTGTTGATTTCTGGACTGATGATTCTGCGTTTGCTGATTTGGATGATGATGCAGATGTGGATGATTGGAAGTCACGCATTAGAGTAGGTTCGCCCCTGAACCCGGCTCATTACGTGATAAAACGTCTGGTTGATGGCAAGATTGTCACTGACAATTTTATTGTGGAGTCTGTTGAAAAATGCCCAGTGTGTTTGGCTGAAGAGCCGATGATCAGTCATGTTTGTCGGTCTCAGAAGCTTTTGGATCAACAAGCCATCATTGATGGTCTTGCTGCCAAGCTGGTAGGGCTTGGTGAGTGGATTCCTCGGGGGTTCGGTTCTATTACATTCCCAGGGTTGGGGGCCGGTGCAACAAATGTTGTGGGTGCGTCACAAGTTCCGGCTGAACCAAAAGTTGTTGTGGTTCCGTCTAAACCACTTCCACCTGTTCCTAAGGTAAAGAAAGACGAAGTTGAACCAATTGCCAATTTTGGTGTTCGGTTTGAGGAGGCTTTTCCGTATGATTACGCACGTGCGCGTGACAGCGGTGGGTTTAATCCGGCTGGAGAAAAAGAAAAGCGTTGGGAGGCGTTGGTGAAGGACAATCCTCGGGTGTTGGTCGATCGGATCAACTTTTGTTTGGGTTATGCCCTTGACCGTGGTGTTCCTGTTGCCAACGTTTTTTCGGCGTGGTGTGGTATTTTGGTCAACGATCATGTTTGGAACGCGTGTGATTCGTTTGCATTCGGTGACTTGAAGGACCAGAAGACTTGGAAAGTGCATGAGAAGACCAAAATTGTGCACCGAGGGTTTTCGAATTCTGATCTTGTCGTTTGTCAATCTTACGATGGTTGTCCGAAAGGATTGCCAAAACATGCTTTTGCTGAGCCTGAGCAGGGGCAGAAGTGTGTGATTCACACAGGTAAACACGTGAGTGCTGGGGTGGTCACGAGCATTGATTCAGGGTCCGGTGGGGTTCAACTCCGGACCACGTGCTCGACAATGCCTGGCGATTGCGGTTCGCCTTATCTCAATGCCAACTCGCAAGTGATTGGTATCCACTTTTCTGCCGGGCAGAAAGATGCGAATAATCTGGCTTGTCCAGTGACGCGTGCAATGCTTGCCCTTGTGCCAGTTGTGTCAAAAAACTGACGGGGCACATCGGGCCTCGGTTCTTCGAGGTTCCGATGTGGCGGTCAAGCGAGGTGCTATTGCCTGCGCCGGTGAGGGGGTATGTTCCTTTTAGACCTATAGGGCAGTCTCATTTTCGCCCTGCTCCGTGGTGTGATTCGGCACCACAAACACCGTATTTGCCCTCTGCAATGACTACGCAAGCACTAAAGAATTCGTGTGCAAAAATCATGGAAAAACTTGTGAGTTATCCAGAGATCAAATTGGATTGGATGCATGTGTATCTTCGGAAGCATATGTCTCGATTTTGGTTTGGTGATATGATGATGACTTATGAGGAAGCTGTTGCGACCCTGGAGTTTGACAAATCTCCAGGGTATCCGTGGTTTTATGACTGTAAAACGAAAGGTGAAGCATTACAGAAATATGGTGATCAAATTAAAGATCTTGTTCGTCGAGTTCTTGCTGGAGAGGAGTTGTGGCTACCCTCCAATGCATCATTAAAAGACGAGCTCTGAACGTCGGACCGTGTTCATGATGAGAAGACTCGTATCTTCATGGCGTCAGGAATTGTTCATTTAATTGCGTCTACGATGTTGTTTGGAAAACAGAATCAAGCAATTTTGGATAATTTAGGTAAACACCCAGTAACTGTGGGCATTGCTGTTCCAGGCAATGAGTTTGTCTCTAGGATCTTGTCTTTATTGCAAAACGCGGGGTCTGCTGATGGATCTGGTTGGGATCAACGTGCCAACTTATCTGTTATGCGGATCATACGTGATGTGAGAAAGGAGTTTTTACCTGAGTGGGCGTGGGCGGCGGTTGATTTGCTCTATGATCAAATTTATGCTGGCGATGTAGTAGTGTGTGGGGTTGTTTACCAGATCCTGCATATGAAGAGTGGCTGGCTTAATACGTGGAGTGATGGATCGTTGCTCATGTGGCTCACAACCCATGAAGCAATTTTTAGCCTGACAGGGAAGAATCCTGATGATATCTGTGTTGCTCTCATCAACATAGATGATCTCGTGCTTTCAAACGATCGTGGCGAGTTCACAATGGATTCTGTGCGTGACTACCTTGGAGCGTACAATGTTAGGTTGGAGTTGGAGTCTGAAGGTTTCGTTGAGCCGCGTCAGTGTGTTTTCTTGTCTCATAGATTGATTGAAAGATTCGTCCGTGGGCTTGGGGATTGCATTGTTGCGGCAGGCAATGAGCAAAAATTGCTTTCGAGTGTGCAATGGGTCCGACACTCGTCTGAACGACCGTTTTATGAGAGCGTTGTTCTTCATTTGTTGGGTCTGCGCATTTGTTTGTGGCCCTGGGCGATTCACTTTGCCGAGGTAGAAGGTAGGTTGGATTCATATCTTACCATGCTTCGGAAGGCTGGTGATTTAACCCCATCAGTTGAGAGCCTATTACGTGCGCGGATACCAGAGACTGTTATTCGGGACATTCACTTCGGGACCGAAGGAGTTTAGTGATTTTCTCCGGAGGAGTATGCCATCTAGGTACTCTAGGGGTGGCATATTGAGATGAATCTCGCCGAAGTGGTGGCTCGTGAACATGTCCAAGCAAGAGAAGAACAAGTCAATCAAGAAGGAAGTCAAGAAGGAAGTCAAGGCGGTTCAAAAGTACAAGGAGATGGCGTCCGGACAGAAGCAACTGAAGACCGAGGGGGCAGCACAGCGAGTGGCGCTCAAGCAGAGCGCTTACTTGCAGTCTTTGTTGGACCCATGGTTGTGTCCAGGTGCGAAAGTCCCGGATGCCAATTCAGCGCCGTCGTTTTGCTTCCAGTCTCTTTCCAAGTACGTGCTGGCCGCGGGCCTTGGTACTGGGGGAAGTGGGACGGATTACGGCGTTCTCTTCGTTTACCGCGTAGGGTACACTGGCAACACGCCCGGACCGAGTGCTTTTGTGAAGGCGTGCACAGCGTATCCTACTACGCAGTCTGGCACTTACACGACCGGACCATCCTCAGCCACAAGCCAGTCGTACGGACTTGTAGCGGGGACGCAACTTGTTGCTGTTGGCCAGATGATTCGACCAGTTTCTTGTGGCATTTCGATCAGTGTCCAAGGAGCGACCCAGACAGACCAGGGGCGAATCATGGCGGCGTACTTGCCGCCGGGTGATGCCTCTGGTCTTTCGAACATTCTGGGCATTTGGTCAGCAGCAACAGGCTCTGCATCCACTTCAAGTGCTGCCATGCTGGGCGCAACGTACAGTGTCGACTGTGCGGCAGAAAAACGCTACTTGCGAGCTATCTGGCTTCCGCTGGATGACTTGGCGAGGGTGTATATTGCGCCAGCAACTGTCACAACGAATCGGCCGTATGCTGGGGCGCAGGCAACGCTCGAGCAATATGGCTGTTTGGCTGTGATGGCTGACAGCATGAACAACGGCACTGCTGTGGAGGTGACGGTCGTGGAAAACTTCGAGGTGATTCCGGTCAACAATATCACCAACCTCGTTCAACCTGAGCCGTCCGTCTCTGATCCGTTGGAGATGGCGGCGGCACAGAATTACATCAGCAAAACTCCGCTGATTGCCGTGCAGCAGTCAGTGAAGGAAACGACAGCGGGCACTCCACTGGCGGCTGGTGTCAAGGCGGGGCATGGTGTGACCGACACCAATCATCCGTCCTTCATGGACTCCGTGTTCGCGGGGATCGAGAAGGGCATGGGTGCAGCAAAGAAGTTGGCGCCAATGGCTGCAGGCTTGCTTTCTATGCTTTAAACTTGAAGAAGCGCTCTCATTAAATCCACTAAATTCGACCTAAGTAACTAGTAGAACTAGGTAGTAATATCTGGCTCCACTTCGGTGTGTTTAAACTAGATCGGACTCAGAGAAGAGTATAATCTCAAAATAAAAATGTCGGCGATAGGAGTGGTTCGACTCCTGGGTATCACAGTAATGTGGTTATTTTCCCAACCTCACACGCCTGAAAAAGGGTGAGCTGAATAGAAATATCAGCCGGAAGCGAGGTTCCTATCACTAGCCAAA